GCTGGACAACGGCTGGAAGCTGCGCTGGGCGGCGTTCACGGCGACCGCGGACGGATATGCAGATGGCCTGTTTGTGAGCACTGCCAATGACTTTGCCACCGTTACCAACGATCTGACCATCATGCACCCCATGGTGCAGATGGGCAACGCCCCCACTGCCTGGACGGCCAGCACCGGCGACTATCTGACCGCCAACGAAACCAAAACCGAGATCAAGCAGACGGTGAGCGAAATTAAGCTGACGGCCAGCACCAGCGGAACCAGCAGCACCATCAAGCTGACGGCAGGCGGAACAGAGATCACCAGCGCACAGATCAACCTATCCGGCGTGGTAACTTTTTCGGATTTGAGTACCTGGAACCAGGACAAGACAATCATCAACGGCGGCAACATTACCACCGGGCAGCTGCATAACCTCAACTACACCACCGTGTACGACCTGGACAACGCCTGGATACGTATGGGCACCGAGGCCGGTGAGCGCGTATTTTTGGACAACCGGCACATCGCATGGTATGCCACCATCAACACCGGCAGCATCGGCCTGACCGGCGTGCTGTACTCAGAGGCTGGCAGCTCCTACATTGGGGCGTGCAGCAAGTACGCCAAGTACGGCTGGGTCAACGGACTCGACCCCACATCTTACGTTGGGATGCAGATCACCTACAACCGAAGCGATGACAGCGATGCCGATTTTAATACTACAAGAGTTGGCGTTTCCGGCAAGCTGAATGTACACAACCTGGACGTTTGGGGCGAGAAATCCCGTGTGGTGCCTACCAGCTTCGGCGCGCTGAAAATGGCCGCGTTTGAAACCCCTACCCCGACCTTTGCCGATTGGGGAAGGGGCCAGTGCGGCCCCGAAGGCTGGTGCCTGATTGCCCTTGACCCGCGCTATGCGGAGACCATCGCCCAGTACGGGCAGCCCGCCTGGCTGCTGACTGACCTTGACGGCACCGGGCACCTGTGGGCGGAGGATTGCGGCCAGTATGCCATTGTGCACGGTGCGGCGGGCCAGCGCTTTGCGTGGCTCTGCATGGCCGCGCAGCGTGGGTACGAGGGCAGTTATGCCGACCGCAGCGACAGCAGCTACCCTGCCGGCGATCCGGCAGGCATTGAGCTGGCCGCCAGCACCGCCGCCCGTGCGCAGGAGGCCAGCACCGATGCCGCAGCTGACCTGCTGACCATGGACACCGGCGCCAAACAGGCCGTTGATACACTATTAGATGATTTGGAGGGCAGTGAAATATGAAGAAATTAAGCGCAGTAGCAATCGTGACCACCGCCGAAGGCGAGCGAGTGAGCTACACCTACATGGAACTGGACGACAGCGGCAACATCACCAGCCAGAACAACCGGGGTTCTTTTGTGGCCCTTGATGAAGAGGTTCTGGCGGCCATTGCCACGCTGAAAAATGCCGTGAACGCGCGGCTTTAAGGAGGAAACACCATGACCGATACCAAACGCATTAAAGAGTGCAAACGCAAGATTATTGCCGCGATCAATGAGGCAAAAATCCCCTTTGCGGTATCTGAGCTGGTTCTGGAAAACGTGCTTGCCGCCGTGCGAGAGAACATGGCAGCCGAAGAAGCAGCGGCGGCAAACATCGAAACTCCGAAAACAGAGGAAGAAAAACTGCCGAACTAGGAGAAAAACGAATGAAACAGGGAACGCAATTTGCGCTGCCGGTTGAAATCGGCATGAGCCTGGACGAGGTAAGCCGGATCGAATTTGTGTTTAAACAGAAGAGCTGTAAGGGCTTCCCGGCCATTAAATCCAACGTCTGGCCGGATGACTGCACCCGGCAGGAAGGACAGAACATCATCCTTATTCCCTGGACGCGGGCGGAGACATACAAATTCATGGGCGGCGAGACGCTGTACATGGACACCCGCATCACATTGCGGGACAGCACCGACCAGCCGCAGACGGAGATTTTGACGCTCAAAATGAGCCCGACCTTATTCCAGGAGGCGGATGGCTCATGATCCAGGTGCGAGTGGCCCAACAGAGCGCCGTATCGGTGCGCATTGCCGGAGCGGCACCCGTGCGGGTGGACGTGACCGGCACCGCAGTGGTTAGTGCGCCGGAGTATAGCGGGCCATATGACATCACGCCGTTGTTTACGGCGCAGGTTTTGCCCACGGCGAAAAAACTGATGCAGAAAGACGTGACAATCCGCAAGATACCTCAGTACGAGGTATCCAACGATTCCAACGGTTACACACTGATTATAGGAGAGGAGTACTACAATGCCCAATAAATATGTGAACAAGGTGGTTATTGGCAAGGAGACTAAGCTGGACCTTACCGCAGACACTGTAACCCCGGACAAGCTGGCCAAAGGTATCACGGCGCACGACAAGTCCGGCGCCCCTATTACCGGTACCAGCACGAAAGACGCGGATACCAGCGATGCCACCGCAGCTGTGGCGGAGGTTTTGAACGGGAAAACATTCTACGCGCGTGGCGCTAAAATGACCGGCACGAT